GAGCTGGCATTACTGGTGTAGGAGCTTGAGCTCCAGGTCTAATAGGTAATAATGCACCAGGTGAAGATGAATATTTCTCCCAATAGTCTGTATCTATTCCACCTTCTTCATGCATCCATCTTAAAGAACTACCTAAAGAAGCATTATGCACCATTAATTGATGTGCTTTATTTAATTCCTGTTGTTTCCCAATAAGTGGAGAAACTGCACTAATTGGATAGGGAGTACCTGTCCATTTAAAATGAAAAGGTATAAGTGGGTATTCAGTAACCTTCATAGGTAAGAATGTTTCAGTTATGGTCTTATCCCCGATCACAATAGTTTGTTTAATCCTAGAATCATAAAACTTTACAGCTTCAATTATCATCCTGCTAAACATCTCATCTTCTAGGAATATTTTATATTCCTTTTCAGTAATAACCTTATTCTCAACCTTAGAAGAAGCAGATTGTAGTTCACTCATTTTTTCCTGTTTAGCTGATTCAATTTGCTGTTGCATTAGTGACTGTTCATTTTGTATTTCTAAGTCATATCGTTCTTGGATCATATCCCCTCTCTCTAGGGCTTCTTGCATTTGCACTTGCTTCTCCAAAAACCGTACTTGCATTTCAGTTTGAAGTTCTTTAATATAGATATCAACTTGTTGTTGTAACTGTACGAGCGTTGCTTCATCAGGAGGTACCCGATAGAAAACATTCATATAGGAAACTTTTACCTTTTCGTAGCATTCAAAATACTCCAATAATTTTTCATCATATTCATTTGACTGAATAGAGTTACGCATACTTGTACCAGCAGTATGAGATACTCCTGCACTGTCAGAACCAGTAAATGCTGGTCCAGTAGTATTCCCACCTCCAGCTCCAGATATTATATCTTTATAGCTAAAATCTTTCTGATTACCATCATATGTTTTTATAGAATAATTCTTCTCTCCTTCATATCTAGCTGAGGCATTATGAATCTTTCTAGATTGATCAGGAAATTTTTGTTTCAAATGTCCACGAGGTAATATCTTACGTATCATCATATAAGCGGCATCTCTGAATAAGATATCTCTAGACTTAGCATCTACATATACATCAAATGGATCGGGTTGTTCTATAGTAACCTCTCCCATACCTCTGTCTGCATTAGGTTCAACAGAAACCATTAGATAACCAACTGATTTTGTTACTGCATCATTTATAGCATTAGATAACATAGATGATCCATCAGAATGATACCACACATAATCAGCAATATCAGAAAAGACTGCAGCAACATCTATATCGCTACCTTCAGCCCCAATGGCTTGCCACCTAGGTCGATTTGCGGTAGCGTAAAAGTTTAACATTTCAACAACAGGTATTATCCTATTTATAGTAAATGTAGGCATTCCTTGGGCTTCTAATGCCTGTGTATCTTCAGCAGAAAGCTGATTGTCATTAGAAAAGTCATAACCTTTTTGGTTAATAAATTCCCATTGAGGTCTCAGTCCACTTTCTGCTATCTCAAACAGGTTTAAAATTCTATCTGCAGTTTTATCCTTGCGTGCCATTATCTTTCTCTCTTATTTTTTGTTTACAATTATCACAAGATACGAAATCTCTTGGAGGATGTGCCATTAATTCTAATTTACTCAACCTGTCTGATATATTTCGAATAACGTTACCCATTCTCAATAAAATATCCTCTAAGCGACTATCCAAGATTTAGGGACAGGTTTATGTTTATAGTAATTACCATCTTTACTTACCTTAATATTATCATCAGGATATGCATACAAACATGCATATGCTAATGCATCAATAGTATCATCATGAGCCATCCTAGGTCCAAACGTAATGATCTCACGATGCAAATCATAATGCTCCTTTTTAATATGTATCTGTCCAACAGAAAATCTTTGAGCTAATACTGATTGTATTCTATCTCTTTTTGATTGCCTTGTTCCTGGTTTTTCTTCTTTAAATTTAACAGTAAAATCATTCCTACGCATCATTTCCGATTTAAGTGCTTGAAATACTGGTCTAGACATTGTAGTATCTTCAATAACAAACAAATTCGGACTAAAATTTTTGTTAATATCAAATATATGATCAACAATACCATATTGCCCTTGCTCTTGAATACCCAATACAGGCAGACTTCGCTTACGCACATAGTCTAAAACATATACACGATTAAATTCATCAATACCTATAGTAATAAGTACTGAATAATCGCTATCCCTTCTATTAATATCAGTTGCAGTATCAACACCTGTAAATATAGTTACAGGCAATATATCTCCAGTTTCTTGGATAATATAGGAGATACTATCGTTTTCATTATGAAAATATGAACCTTCCCAATACTTAATATGATCTCTATTAAATACAGAGTGATCTTCACTTTGTACTTCCATCATATATTCTTGGTAGAATTTATGTGGTTGTCCAGAATTAGC